CCACCTCCACCACCTGGAGGATTAACTCTAGCTTCGGGTTCCTTTGGTTTCTGTTGCGCCTGTCCTTTACCCGAACCAGAGGGATCTCCACCAGGACCATAAAATTCGCCAGTGGGTTGTTTTTGAGCAGGTTTATGTGCGTTCTGTTCAGCACGAGAATATGCCATTACTTAATACCTAATTCGTTTTCGGTGATTATCTTGAATTTCCATCTTCTATCTAAACAAAACTCTTCTGCAGCTGCCCACTTCGCTTTATTGACTGCGTAGGTTTTCACTTCATTGATATAAGTTTTTGTTTTTTTCTGCCCAGGTTTAGGACCAGTTACTTGGTATTTAGGTTTTACTTCTATCAAGTATTTTTCTATCACTCCCTGTTTGTTTTTAATTTTGATATAAAAATCAGGAAAGTATCTATGCCATTTATTGTCTACGGGAGACTTATATGGGATGATGATCTCTTCTGATCCCCATTGTAATACCCCTGTATTTTTATCACACCATACCATGAACTTTCTTTCCCATAAAGATCTATAGATGATTTTCGTTGGGTCACCTTTGTACTTACGGGGATATGAGGGTTGGTATTTTCCCTTATATGCCAAGATAAATAATTACAAACTCTCAAAGTATTTATGGCATATCCAACCATAAAAAAACTATTAGCGCGAGGACCAGCGTCTAATAATAGATATCAAGCAATTTTTAGTGGTCTAACCGCTGGCAATAAAGGGTGGGCTACTGATGCAAATCAGGTAAAGAGATTGAATGAATTTTCTGAATTTTTCATCTCTAACATGTCCATGCCTGGAGTTTCATATGCAACTGGTGACATGATGGGTGATATGGCGATTGGTGTAAGTAGAAAATATGCTCACACCAGAATGTTCAATGAATTTGCCATGACATTTATTCTTGAGGGTGGTATGGAGTTATATAATATTTTTTACTATTGGATGGAGCAAATTTCTCCAAGAGAAGATGATCTTGTAACATCTCCAACAGCAATGCCTAGAAGGGATATTAGAATGAATTATTATGATAATTATGTTGATCCTAAGATTATTTTGAAAAAATTTGAAAGAGATGGTAGTTGCTCACTAACTACAGAAATTTATAATGCATTCCCACTAAACATTAGTGATCTTGGTCTATCTTCTGGAGGTCAAAATGGTTTACTAGAATTGACTGTTAATTTTGCATATGAAACTTCGATTTCATATACTGGTGGACTTTCTACAGAAAAATCAGCATCATCAAATTCACAAACTGCAGCAGATGCAGCAGTACCTGATTCTCAAACAGTTGGTGGACAATGGAATAGTGATATGTCTTTAGATCTTAGTGATGATATATCGAAGATATATTCTAATTCAAATCCATATGACAATAAGATTTTTGCTATCAGCGATAGGGTCAAATTTGAAGGTGCGTTTACCACAGGTGACAGTCCATTCTTTACTCCTAGTGCTGAATTGAATGAAGCAATGCAACGAAGCGCCGCTAATCTCAATCCAAATGCAACTAAAGCTGGTAAATCTGCTAGTGGTGGAAGTAAGGGTGGTGGAAGCGATGATTGATATTATGCTATAATAAATAAATATACTGACATGATTTAAATTTTATGCCTTTACCTAAGATTACTGCACCTACCTATGAGCTTGAACTTCCTTCTAGCGGAAAATCAGTAAAATATAGACCTTTTCTAGTCAAAGAAGAAAAGATCTTGATGCTAGCAAGTGAAACTGAGGATCCAAAAGAAATTGCAAATGCGATGAAAACAGTTATCAAAAACTGTCTCATCAGTCGAATTAAAATTGACGATCTAGCATCTTTTGATATTGAATATCTTTTTCTAAACATCAGAGGCAAGTCTGTTGGTGAAGAAATTACAATTTCATTAGTTTGTCCAGATGATGAAGTAACTTCGACAACTACAAGCGTTCTTGTTGATGACATCAAAGTTCAGTTTCCAGAAGGTCATTCGTCTAGTGTAGAAGTTGATGATAGTCTAACTATTGAAATGAAATATCCATCGATGGATATGTTCTTGCGTCAGAATTTTCAGAATGAAACTGTTGATCCTTATGATGTTGTAACCAGTTGTATCGATAAAATTTGTAATGAAGAAGAGGTGTGGGAAGCATCTGATTGTAGTAAAAAAGAATTACTAGAATTTTTGGATTCAATGACTTCCGAACAGTTTCAAAAAATTAACAAGTTTTTTGAAACCATGCCTAAATTAGCGCACAAAGTAACCGTAACAAATCCAAATACTGGTGTAGTGAGTGATGTTACTCTGGAAGGTTTGGGTGATTTTTTCGGATAAGCATGGGATATATTAGTCTTGAGTCATACTACGAGACTAATTTCTCCCTAATACATCATCATAAATGGTCATTGACAGAGATTGAAGGGTTAATACCCTGGGAAAGAGATGTATATGTAACTATGCTATCTGAACATATACAAGAAGAACAAAAACGTCAATTAGAAAGAAACAACGCAAGGTAAGACCTAATGGCTCAAACCATAGATATCTCTACAAGTACCATAGTTATCAGACCCAGCAAAGCTGTCAAGTTTGATAACATGATGGGCGGTAATGCCAAAACACAAAAGAATGTTTCTTTTTCTCAGAAGGAATATGCTAATGTTGCTAAGACTGTTGTTCTTGTTGGGCAAAGTCTAAAGAAACTGAATGTTAATGTAAGAGATATCAAGAAGCTTCTTGCTGAAGATAAGAAGCTTCAGATTGCCAGAGATAAACAAGAAAAAATTAAAACTCAGAGGCAACTGAGAGAAGCAAGAGAGCGTAAACTTGAAGCTAGAAACAATCAATCTTTAGCTAAAGCTGGTAAGGCAACTGCTGGTGCCCTAAACAAGGGTGCTGCAGGAGCTAAGGGTTTGCTTGGGGCACTAATGAACAGCCCCGTAGGGGGTTTATTTACCATTGCTTCAGGGGTCATTGGTGCATCTGCGATAAGAAAACTATTAGATAGTAATTTAGTATCTAGAGTTATTTCTTCTTTTGTTGGTGCAGTAGCTTCGATTGTTGACTCTATTGGTAAAATTCCAACATCAACACTCGATAAAATTGGTCTGAACCTTGGAAAATTTATTACCTTTCTTGGTAATTTTATTGGTGGTGCTATTGGTAGGGCATTCAAGATTATTGATTCAATTCCTCAAGAGACATTTGATAAGTTTGGAAAGGCGATTTCTAAATTTGCAAACTTTGTTGCAGGATTTGTTTCAGATAGATTTGGCGATGTAATCAAAGGACTTGATAAAATTATTGATAAGGACGGTAACCTTAAATTTGACTTTGGTGGAATTATTCAACTGCTGACTGGCGTTGGTGGTCTTGCTGTTACTTATAGGTATCTAAAAAATCCTGGAAAAGTTGTTACCGATCTTGGTAACGTTTTAGGATTTTTTGGTAGAATGTTTGGTGGTCCTGCTGGAGCCGCTGCCCAAAAACTGCTAGGTATGAAACCTGGTGGTAGAATGGGTAGGGATTTGGGAACCCGTGGGAACCCAATGCACGTTTATGTCGTCAACCAAGGTGGTGGCGGCGGTGGTGGTCTTGATGACCTGCTTGGTGGTGGTCCTGGAATTAGACCACAACGTAGATTTTCTGCACCTAGAGGTGGTGGAATCAATAGTGGTGGAAATTTCCTGAGTCGATTGATGAAGGGTGGTAAAAATCAGGTATTGGCACGACCTGGTAGTATTATTAATGAATCTACTGGCAGAGCAACTAGAATGCTTGGGGGCAATAGACAGTCCTCAGTCATGAACGCATTGAAGAATGCAGATGTAAGTAAAGCAAATAGAGCAAGAGTTTTATCTGGTATGCTAGACCAGGGAGTTGCTCAAAAAATTGCAGCATCTGGTGGTCCAAGGTGGTTACAAAACCTTAGAGGTCTTGGATCAATGGGTATGAATCTGGGTAGAGGAGTTTTGTCAAGCGCTAAAAGTTTTGGTGGCAATCTTTTAGCAGGTGCTATGACACTATCTGGAAATGCTATGGACCTAGCAAAAGGTGTTGGTGGAAGTTTTAAGAGTCTTGGTGGCAAAGCAGTTAGTGGAATCAGTGGATCTTTACAATCATTAGGTAAAGGGATTCAAAACTTGAATCCAATGCAAGCTCTTGAACAGATCAGGGGAGGAGTTTCAACAAAGCTTGATGAGATCATGAAAGCAGAACCTCTCATCAATACTATTAAGAATCTCAAAGATCCTAAAAAAATAAAATCACTTGTTTCTACAGTTGGTAGCAAAGCAAAACCAGCACTCACGGCAGTCAAGAATGCAAGAAAAGCGTTAGGTCCTTTCAAAATTCCTGGAGTTGATGCTCTAATTGGTACACTTGCTGCTGTTGCAGAAATTGCAACTGGTGGAAGTGCAGGTAATGCTATCTTAGGTGCTCTTGGGGGTGTTCTTGGAGCTGCTGCTGGTACATCAATCGGTACTCCTGGTGGTCCTCCTGGAATGTTTATTGGTGCTCTTGCTGGTGGTTCTCTTGGAGAGGTTGCTGGTCGTGCTCTTGCTAGAACTTTAGCTGGAATCCTTCCACCAGGAGTTGTCAACTATACTGGTTTGAATGGATCTCCACTGTTCACTGACGGATCTGCTCCAGCTGATCCAGCAGCGGTCAAGAAAGCAAGAGG